TGATATACGGCAGCCCGGATTTATCATATTGTCCCCGATGTGCATCAAACGCAAACAGAATCGCGCGCTTCGTCAGTGGCGTGTAAACCATATGAATGCTCCTGAAAACTTACTATATTCCCGCCGGAATAACGTTATCAATATAGCACTCCATGGCTGGTTTGACAATTCCTTGGAATTGCTTGTATACTTCCCACTGGTCTAATAGCGCTCCAAGCGGCATGAGCCAAACATCTCTTTCCGGCCGCCCTAATAGTGTCACCCCGTAGAAGATCAGTCGGGCAAACAGCTCTTCGTCGCTTGCCCGACCGGCACGTTTTTTGAGGGTTGCTCCACGCTTTCAACGTGACGCGCAGTTCCCTTGACCATCGCTTCCATGATCGCGGATTTGTAGCCGGAGAGATCCAGTGGTGTGGTGAGCAGCTCGACTGCTTCCTCTGTCAAAAGTTCACGTTTGCTGTCCGGCTCTAACAAATTGTGCACGAGCGTGCTCTGGTTCGCGAGCAGCGTGATCAGCCATACCACCTCATCCAATGCCAGCTCGAAATTCTCCGCTTTCATGAGCTTGTCGCCCAGATGTTCCAATCCGCCGTAACGCTTCGCGATCTCTTTGGTCGCGCGGGTGGTCAGGAGCATTTCATACTCCCGGTTTCCGATTCGGATCATCGCGCCTCTGTCGTTTCCCATGTGTTAGCCCACCGCCGCAAATGTCGGCTCGTAGACCTGCGTGTACCAACCGGAGATAACCGTCGGCGGTACATTTAGCGCGCCTTCGTCCACTTCACACTTCCAGGGGTGCTTTCCCTGACCATCAAGCTTATTACGGCGCATAATCGTTCCCTCGATCGTCGGCGTCGAGAACGTGATATTCTCGCCCTTCGTCTTTAGGTTCGTTGAAGGAACGCCGAAGATCACGCGATAGACCCAATAATATCGATACTTTCCCGTGCTCAGTTTGGCTCGGAACCCGACTGCTACGGGTTGTCCGCCGTTCTCGCTCTGCGAAATCAATACCTTATTGTCGTCAATCTGTGCGCCTGTGAGATCGCTTGCAACAGATGCGCCAATATCATCAACACCGAGCGTGATTTTCCCGTCCTTGAATTCTTTTACGACCGCGACCGTCCCGTCGTCGGCGTACAGCTTCGCTTCGTTGATCTCTACCTCAAGATCCGCTGTCATACCCTTCCCCAGCGGCAAAGGCGTCCCGTATGTTTCATCACCATTGGCATCTTCGGTGATTGTCGCATAATATAACCGGTCAAAACCGATTGATGGCATACACTATACCTCCTCAAGTTCTTTTTCGCGAGCTACGTCCACTGAGTAATGGTGATACTTTGTCTCCTCTTCATATCCGACATACCGCCGCTCCGTCATCAGAAAGCCCGCCGATTGGAGCATCCGTACAAGCAGATCCTTTGCGGCTCCATAGTTGCCTTTTGAGAAAAGCGACAGACGAGCTTCCTCAATGTTCATGCCCGGCGCATCGTCGGAAAACAGCGAGAAATGCTCCGAAATCGGTGTGATCACGACGTACCTGTCCGGCGCGGTGGTAGAGAAAACGCCGGTCTCCACAGGAAGTCCGGCGCTCTCGATGATCGTATTCAGTTCTTCCAGCATGCTCATGGCAGATTCAGCTCCTCTTTCATGACGCGCTGCATCTGCTCAATGCACGGTTTCCGGCTCGTGGATTTAGTCTGCTTCAGAAACGGTTTCGGCGGTTGGCCATGCTTTCCGTACTCCAGAAGATTGGCGAGCATGGCGTTACTGACGCCGCCGCGTCCCTCCGAAAAGCCCACTTTAACATCAAAATTTCCGTCGCGATCCAGCTTTGCGGGCGATACGCCGAGTGACGCAGCAAGCTTGCCAGTCGAGCGGGATTTGATCTTCGTCCCGCACCCGATCGCCGCGCGCAGGTTCGATTTCATCTTGTCCAGCACGACCTTACCACCCGCCGCGAGTGCTTTGGGAATCGCCGCGTCGAGCGCGTTACCCATATCGGCAATTTGATTGAGGAAATCGTCAGGCATCTGAATCTTCACCTTACCCATCCGCTATCACCCGTTTCGCCAGAACTTCGAGATACATACCTCTGCCCTTCACATCCTCGACGGACGTGATTTCAAAGCGATCATCGCCGCAAAGGATCACATGCGCCGTGGTTACGGATAGCCCCGGGATGACACGAAAATGGAACGAATCCGTTGCCTCCGAAAAGGAGGCACGGTTAACCCATTTCTGAGACCCGTGCCGTCCTTCCCGATAGGCATGGATGGATGCGAGAATGCTGTCCGATTTAACTGAGAACCCTTCAGCGTCTTTGGTAACTACCACTTCCGCAACGGAAACTTGCGTGTTCATTTTGCCATAGCTCACGAACCCACCTTCCAATCCCGATCTAAGCGCAAAAGTGTGTTTACTACAGCCCATGTCTGCTGACCTGCCTGTACATTGTCAGCAAAGAACCCGCCCGTGCTGCCATCCCGGCTTTCGTAAAGATGGGATGCTAGCATGATCACTGCCGCCTCAGTTGTCGGCGGCATAACAGCGGCTTCGTAAGTCCCGGCTGTCAGATGCTGGTAGCTCTCCGCATATGCGACGGCGGCATCGATCAGACGCTGGAGGAGTTCATCATCTGCGTCATGCGTTAGGATCAGGTTTGCCTTGACCTTAATCAGAAGCGTCGCCATCTTATATTAAGAAGCGCCCGCTTCGTCCGCCGCCATGATACCCGCGTTCTTGAGCCTTTGCAGTAACGCGTTGAGGTCACTCTTCAAATCGGCGATGGTCGAGGCATTACTCGAAGCTTGATTTGGTGCCTGAAACACGCTGCCAGCCGTCTGCTCGGTCGCGAATCCCGATTGCAAACCAAAGACGTTGGCGGTATCTAGAACCTCCAGAGTACCGCCAATCACCAGCCGATCTCCGCCGTCGGTGAGATAGTTCTTACAGTTACGAGTCACGTCGCCCGCCGGGGTATCAATGATTTCCATGTATGCCCCCCTTTACGCCTTCTGCTGTAGGACTTTGATCGCTTCGGGCAGAATCAGCTTGCCGTCAAGTCGCTGCGACGCAAGGAAACCGACCTGACCGGTGGTCGCATACAGCTCGTTTAGACGCTTGAAGGTACGGCCCTGACGGTCGGCGATCCAGTAATAGGAGAAATCGCCAAACGCGATGGACTTGTTCCCAGCGCTAACTCCCGGCATGAACTCGCTGGTCACGATGCGATGTCCAAGAATCGTATCCGGTGCGTTTTCCGTAATGCCCGGACGCCAGAGGTACTGGCCATCGCCGTCCTTTAGCTTGCGCAGGAGCTTGACGGTCGTGTCGTTGAGCACGAACACGGCGCTCTTTCGATAAGGCGCGCGGAGCGAGTACACGAGATCGATCAGCTCATCGCCCGTAATTGCCGATGCGCCCGCCGTGGTCACACCGATCTCCGCGCCGCCGGTCGTGTGCAGAATCCCGATGGGCTTGCTCACACCGTTGCCAGTGAGGAACGCGTCCTCTTCCTTGTCGCCGATGCGCTTGCCGAACTGATCCGAAACATACCCTTCGATATTGAAGATGCTGTCGGAGAGCAGTTCCTCCGATACCTTGATCATGGTCGCGACCTTGTAGGCACCGAGCACAACCTGCGAGAACGTATCATCCGAGAGCGGATAGGTGCCCTCTTCGTCGACCCAGTCGGCGGTACCCTTCGAAGCGACCACGGGGATCTTCCGATCGCCATAACTGGTCTGGATCACATGGCAGAGCGGTCTCAGCACATTCGCGGACGTCAGCTTCTGCACCAGCGTACGCTCGAACTCGTCCGGGACGAGATAGCCCCCCTCGCTGTCGGTATCTTCCAACAGGGAGTTCAGGATCTCGGGTCTCGGGTTCTTGGATCGAATCGCGTTCCAGAACGCCTTCTTGTAAGCGTCGGATGCACGACCCGTTTTCTGGTCAGATGTTGCCTGCGCCGGTTTACTGGTCAGGGGGTCGGCGGTGGGTTTGTTGAGTTCCGCATCCAGCACAGCCTGACGGTCCAGCCGATCGATCTCCTTGCCGAGGTTGACGACATCGGCTTCCATCTTTTCGTAAGTCGCTACGTCCTCGGCGGCGAGAAGACCGTCCGTACCGCGTTTGGTATCGAGAAATGCTTTAGCCGCGTCCCACGCTTTTGCACGCTTTTCGCGGAGTTCTTGAATCTGGTTCATGTATTACTCTCCTTTATTTCTTCAAAAGATTGAGCCGCTGATACAGCGGCTCGGAAGGATGCTTGTGTTCTGTTATCGGGATCTTGCTCAAGAGCGAGTTTATCACCGCCCTACGGCTGAATTGGTAGCTGTTGACCGGGATACCGCTTGGTTCACCTGATTCGCGCGTCAGGATGCCGTCTGCGAACCCGAGTTCCATCGCCTTTTGTGCGTTCATCCACGTTTCTGCATCCATGAGGTGCGCTAGTTTCGCGCGCGACATGCCCGTTTTAAGCTCATATGCCGTGATGATGCTCTCCTTGACCTCATCCAGCATGGCGATCGCTTTCTGCATTTCCTCTGTGTCGCCGATGGCTACCGTCAGCGGATTATGGATCATGAGCAGACTGGTCGGTGCCATGAGCACCTCCGTGCCAGCCATGGCAATGACCGATGCCGCGCTTGCTGCGATGCCGTCAATTTTGACGGTAACCCTGCCTTTGTATTCCATGAGCATTGTGTAGATTTGGCTCGCGGCCACGCAGTCGCCGCCTGGGCTATTGACGTAGATCACGATGTCACCCTGACCAGCGTTCAGCTGTTCCCTGAAAAGTTTCGGGGTAACATCGTCGTCAAACCAGCTTTCTTCGGCAATCACGCCGTCGATGGTTAAGATGCGGATGCCGTCTTCGTTTCGCACCCAGTTCCAAAAGGCTTTTTTCAAGCGGAATCCTCCTTTTTTGATGAAATCCTGTTTGCAAATAAACCTGCATCTGAAAGTTTTGTCATCGCGCCATTAATCAAATACAAGTTCCCGCCGAGCTCTGGCGCGATACGATCGAGGTTCTCCAATTCGCGGATGTCGTTGGTACTCATCCAGCCGTTCTGGCGAGCAGTGGCATATCCACTCATGCGCGAGGCGTAATCGCCACGGAGAAGTCCGTCCACATTGAACCGGATGAAATACGTCGGTTTCTCGCTTTCGCTGAACAGCGCCCGGCACATGCTCTGTTCCCAGCGCACGACCCAAGGATCGAGTGTGTACTTCACATACTCAAGCGACTGCTGCTCGATATTGCTGAACGACGATTTCTCCAAGTCCGCCAGCATGTGCGGCGGCACACGGAAGATGCGTGCGATTTCATTGATCTGAAATTTGCGCGTCTCCAGAAATTGTGCCTGCTCCGGTGCGATGCCGATCGCCGTATACTTCATGCCCTCTTCGAGAACTGCGATCTTGTGGGCGTTCGCGCTGCCCTGATACGCTGCGTTCCAGCTTTCCTTGACGCGCAGCGGATCTTTGATCGTACCGGGGTGTTCCAGCACGCCTGCCGGAGCCGCGCCGTTTGCAAAGAACTTTGCGCCGTACTCCTCCGTGGCAATCGCCAATCCAATCGCGTTCTTCGCCATGGCGATTGGACTGTAGCCGATCAGGCCGTCAAAGCCTAGCCCGGGGATGTGTAAAACGTCTGTTGGCGCAAGGTAAACTCTGCTATCCGAACCGAGAGTATTGGGATCTTCCGATCCGCGCTGATACAAATAAAAAAGCCGGCCGTTCTGATCACGGTCGACTGTCATTTTGTTCGGCATGAGTGGGTAGAGCGCGATTACCTCTCCTCTGGCATTTCGGATGATCTGTGCGTAGGCATTTCCCCACAGAAGTAAGTGGCTCATGAGGGTCTCCCGAAACGCGAAACTCGTCATCTCAGGGTTTGGCTCGTCGTGCAGAAGCCGGTAAAGCGGGTGCTTGAACGCCTTCTCTTTGCCGCCGCTGTCGTTGTATTTGTAGACGTTTAGCGGTAATCCCGCGACGGTTTCAGAAAGAATCCTCACGCAGGAGTAAACCGCCGTCATCTGCATGGCGGTCGTTTCATTCACCGGCTTTCCGCTCGACGTTCCGCCGAAAAAGAAACTGTAGCGGCTGCCGTTGAGGGAATCCTTCGGCTTGTCGCGAGAGCGAAATAAGTATCTGAGCGGGTTCATGAGCATCCTCCATGCAGTATAAAGATTGACTTCTTGCAAATAATGCGATAAATTGAAGTTTGTGTAGTACAAATCAGCACCGTGCAATACTATGAATGAGGTATTCGATGTACAACGACAAGACCATCGTTTGCAAAGATTGCGGACATGAATTCACCTTTACTGCCAACGAGCAAGAAATTTTCGCCGAAAAAGGCTTTACGAACGAACCGCAGCGTTGCAAAGACTGTCGCATCGCTGCTAAGGCTAAGCGCGCACCACGAAGTGACGGTTCCCGCGATGGCAAATTCCGCTTCGGAGCACAGCACCAAATGTACGATGCGGTTTGCGCAGAGTGTGGAAAGGCCTGTCAGGTTCCGTTCCAGCCCAGCACCGACCGTCCGGCCATGTGTAGCTATTGCTTCCAATACAACAGGTAATAGCAAAGAGGTGCATCCGTCACTGGATGCACCTTTCCTATAGCAACAGCAAGCCTCGACCGTCATAAACGCTGGTGTTCTCTCCGCCACCATTCCGCAGCGCCCGATCCAGCGCCATGATCGTTGCCACCGCACCGTCGATTTTCTCGGTGCTTTTTTCTTTGTCCGGCTTGATGTTCCCCGCCGGGTCAGTGCGGATGTAGATGTTGTCCATCATCCAACGCAGAACCGGTTGACCGCCGTGCGCGATCCTCTGCTCCAGCGTCAGCTTTATGAGCTCCTTCGTCGGCGGAGACATATCCTTGAATCCCTGACCGAACGGAACGACCGTGAACCCCATTCCCTCAAGATTCTGTACCATCTGCACGGCACCCCAACGGTCAAACGCGATCTCGCGGATGTTATATTTTAAACCGAGCTGCTCGATGAACGTTTCGATGAATCCGTAATGCACGACGTTCCCTTCGGTCGTTAGCAGGTAGCCCTGCTTTCCCCAAAGGTCATAGTTCACATGATCACGCCGCACGCGCAGGTCAATATTGTCCTCCGGGATCCAGAAGAACGGCAGGATACAATATTTATCGTCATCATCCAGCGGCGGAAATACCAGAACGAACGCAGTTATATCCGTGCTGGTGGAAAGATCGAGGCCTCCGTAGCAAACACGTCCCTCGAGCGCTTTCGGATCAACGGAAAACGCGCATTTATCCCACACGTCCATCGGCATCCAGCGGATTACCTGTTTGACCCATTGGTTTAACCGAAGTTGACGAAACGCGTTCTCTTCGGCGGGGTTCTGCTGTGCGCTTTCACAAGCGGCTTTCACTTTGTCGATGCCCACCGTGATACCGAGCGACGGATTGGCTTTCTTCCACACCTTCGGATCGGTCCAGGAGTCGTTCTCTTCGGTACCATAGATCACAGGATAGAACGTCGGGTCTGTTTTTCTACCGTCGAGAATGTCCTTGGCTTTCGAATGTACTTCCCAGCAGATGGAGTTCGTGTTGTCGCCTGCTGTGGTGATCAGGAAATACAGCGGCTGCATACGAGCATCACCGCTGCCCTTGGTCATAACATCAAAAAGCTTCCGATTCGGCTGCGTGTGTAGTTCGTCGAAAATCACGCCGTGCGTATTGAAACCGTGTTTGTTGGCGACATCGGCGCTCAGCACCTGATAGTAGCTTCCGGTCGGCAGGTACACGATCCGCTTCTGCGACGCGAGGATCTTCACGCGTTTCGCCAGCGCCGGGCACATGGTAACCATGTCCTTGGCGACCTCGAACACGATCGAGGCCTGCTGACGGTCCGCGGCGCAACCATACACCTCGGCGCGCTCTTCATTATCGCCGCAGGTTAAGAGTAACGCGATCGCGGCGGCCAGCTCTGATTTTCCATTCTTCTTTGGTATTTCGATATATGCTGTGTTGAACTGGCGGTATCCATTTGGCTTGAGAATACCAAAGACATCTCGGATGATTCGTTCCTGCCAGTCGATCAGGAGAAATGGCTTCCCTGCCCAAGTACCCTTCGTGTGAGAAAGACACTCAATAAAAGCCACAGCGTTGTCCGCTGCCCGTTTGTCGTACACCGAATCCTTTGCTTTGAATGGAGTCGGCGTGTACTTCTTCAGTTTTCGTAGCATCACCGCCTCCTCCTTAAAAAATAAAACGGAGGCCCGCGTGAGCCTCCGTGTCCGGCTTGGTTTGGTTATCGTGCGCCGTTGAGGCAACCGCCCCATTCGCCTCGTGAACCGCTCGGTGGCGGCCACGTTGCGCGACGCGGCGGTGCCCTGAATTATCCAGTCGGAAGGTCAATACTTCCACATTGCACCGCAGATTTCAGAATCTCCACGTCAAACCCCGCCGCTCTATACCCTTCCAGAAGAGTGCTGTAGTAGAATGCACTCGGCTTGTTCTGTGGTTTGCCGATTACCATAATGTAAACCAGTGCCACCATCATGATGCCGTTGCAGCGCACCTTGACCGCTTCCTTGCGGTACAATTCGGGTGCGCCGATCAGTCGGTCAAGCGCAGTTTCATCCCGCTGCGTGATCTCCCAGAGTAACGCCGGAACGCTGCTGCCTTTTGCCTTTTCGACCGTCGCAACCGCGCAAGCGTGATCTCCGCGAAAAGTCAGCCTGTAATTCTTCAGTTCCGTTGAGCCGACAATCTTCGCAGTTGGGCAGTGTTTCGCCATCTCCGCGCGATTCAGCCCAACGCCGTACGCGGCAAATATTCGGCTATTCAAGCTCGCCCTCCTGGATTTTCTCCACAGAATCCTCACCAAAAACCGCTCCGAGGGTACTTCCGTTGCTCCAGAGCGTGTGAATCGTACCTGCGTCATCGACGCACGAAACAACCCCCGTCGTACCTGGTGGAATGTACGTGAAGGGATCGCTCATATGCAAAAGCTTCACTTTTGTGCCAGGCTTATAGTATTCTTTGAGCTGCTTCAGCAGCTTCGGATGAATCGTTGTCATTCTTCGTCACCCGCTTCCCGCGCGGTGCGAAACGCCGCGTTACCAGAAAGACTTTTCAGCAGGATCTTTCGTGCTTCCTTGTACTCCGATCCGATAAATCCGAGTCGCAGCAGGAAGCAGCGGAAAGCGTACTTCTCGTTTTCGACTTCCTGCTCCTTCGCGCTGACGCGCTTTTGTGTGCGCGCCAGTTCACAAAGCCCCTGTACCAGTTGGTAGTAGGCGGCGATCTCAGACTGATCGTCGGTCGGTCGGAACCACCCGAACTCAATCCTGTCAGAGTGTTCTGTGATCGGTAGGCTGTCCGCACCGAGCGCCTTTTTGAGTAGAGTTTCCTTGCTCGCGACCAGCCGCCGCAGGTTCTCCATGGCTGTCGGCGTCATGCCATCCTTCGGTAGCTCGACTGCGAGGCGGTCGGGATCGACAGTGCGAGGTGTTTCTTTTTTCAGTTGATCAAGCTCGACCACTTTGGGTTCAGCGGGCTTTGCCGCTTCGCCGACCCGTTCGCCGATGAAGCCGTCGTGTGCCAGTTCGCGGCTCAGCATCTCAATTTGTGCCTCATCTGTGCCATCCGGGCAATTGACCGTGCCGTTCTTGTCGACCGTGTAAGCTCCCACCTGAAACGCGAAGCTCGGCGCGCCGAGGTATCGCGTTGTGTCCTGCAACACGTCGCGCATGACAGCGACCAGTGCTTTCCGTTTGTCCCCCGTAACGTTGAACTTAATCTGCATTGTGAATACCTTCCTTTCGATTTGGTAGTCACATACATAATACGAAACTACCAATTTTTCTTTGCATGTACATGTATCCATACAAAGAAACGGAAGTCAACTTAATAGAGCC